GGGTGGCCAAGATGCGGCCCAGCCAAGATACATCCACACGCACCTAGAGCCGATTGTCGACGCAATGTTCAAGAAAGATGATGCGGGGATTCTAAAGCACATTGATGATGACGGAGAAATCGTTGAACCAGAGTTCTATCAGCCCGCAGTACCTCTCCTCGTCATCAATGGCGCACTTGGTATTGGCACTGGCTTCTCAACCAATATTCCTCCACACAATCCCAGCGATGTCTTGTCGTTATTACGAGATCGCCTTCATTTACGACGAGCGACGCTCGCTGGCCTTGTCCTACAACCTTGGTGGTATGGATTCACCGGCACAATTCATCGCACAGCCGATTCAACCTGGCAAACGAAAGGTATTGCCACTTGGGATGATGCTAAGCACACGATTACTATCACAGAGTTGCCTGTAGGTACCTGGACGAAGGACTATAAGGGCTATCTGGACACCCTATGTACGGGTGATAAGGAGAAGGGTATCAAACCAATTCTCGAGTCATTTGATGACCTATACAATGACACCGATGTGAAATTTGTGCTGTATTTCGATTCCGACACGTATTACGAGATGCGTACAGATGCAGCAGCAGCCGATAAGATGCTGCAGCTGACTACGACATGGCATACGACAAACATGGTCTGTTTCAGTCCTGAAATGAAAATCAAGCGCTACGGAACTGTGGGCGATATGATGGAGGACTACTATCAAGTTCGACTTACCGGCTATGAGACTCGCAAGGCTCTAGAGATTCAGAGACTTGAGCGAGAGCTTATGGAGTACGACGCGAAGGCCCGATTCCTTCTAGCACTACTCGAGGACCGCATGGATCTACGGCGTAAGTCGGACGAGGCCATTGTGGCGGCTCTAAAAGCCGAGAAGCTACCGGCACTCGATTCTATGGATAAGCCGGATTCAGTTGATTCATATGAGTATTTGCTCAAGATGCGTATGGACCGTGTCAAGGCATCCGCTGTAGAAGATGCCAGGCGTCATGTTGAGGCCGCCGCCACCGCTCTGGATAATCTACGGGCAACGAGTGCCGAGAACCTCTGGATTCGGGATTTGGATGTATTCGAGAAAGCTTGGGTTGCTCTCCGGGAATCTCGTGAGGCTGCACGTGGCGATGCACCCTTACGAAAGGAGGGGAAGAAGGTTCTTAAGATGAAGAAGGTTGGAGTCTAGACGAAAGGATTCTGTGGCAAACTCTTGGTACCGGCAGAACTTAGACTGACCGATCTAGCAAGAGGTACCGGCATATGGCTAATATCGTTCAAATAGTAATTGTAATGATCAACGGCACTCAAAATATGGGGCACCGACCAATTCAACACTTTTTCATTCAACTCTGTAACCTGACCGGCAATATCGTGTGGTAGGTTCTGGGCATACTGAAGATACATTGTTCGCATAATAATCGTGAGTTCATCTGTGGACTGATCATCTATAACGTATTTCTTTGAACCGGATTTATCATATACGGCTCTACGGATTGCATTCTGAATTGCCCGAGCGTTGTCATTACTGAAAAATGCCTTTGAAAGTGGAGTCACTTCCCAGTTTCCACGAAGGGCATCGGTCGCAAACGTTTTTTCAGTTGTTGTCCGGTAAGCAAATCCTGGAACTTCAGAGTGACCACCTGGACCAGGTGGCGCGGATAAATTTACTCGGCCATTCATTCCACCTACCGGCGAAGGGTTCGTATTCGGCAACTGGAAGTTCATTCTGTTTGTAGCCAAGTTTCCCTACCGGCAAAAATACCTATTTTTCTAGAAATATTTTCTAAGCCGGAGGTATAAGCAAATGACTTCTGTTATGACAAGAAGTTTCAAGCAGTCTGGTGGCTATTTCATCCCTCTCGGTAACGTTGGAAATGCAGTTCTCGCATATACGGCAGGTTCTGGCTCTGGTGGCTCAGCGCTACCTGGCACCTTCGCAGCCGCCGCGTGGGCGCAGAATGGTACAACACCATCAAAGGCCACGTCATCAATCTCAACGGTTGCTGCCGGTGGTCTCCTCCGTGACATGGGCAAGACGGTTGTCTCATCTGGCCGCACGTTCCGCAAGATTCAGCTAATGTGCTCTACGGTATCTACGGGTGGTGTTGGCGGCCCGGCCGGTGTCAGCACGAATCCCAACGTCGATTACCTCACGGCGTACATTGAGCTTGCTTCTGGGTTTAACTCTCTAGGCCAGCCTGGTGCGTTTGGCTCAATGACGTGTGCGCCTGTCGCCTACTACCCCAACCTCTTTTAAGTTGTATAGCATCTCTAAATATAATCAATCCAGAAGCAATTTGATACTGGATTGATTTTTATAAAATAGTTTAATACTATGAATTAGATAGTATGAGTAAGCCGTTAGTATTTCTTGGCATAAACCTTTCAACATTCGATTGGAAATTTTGGTTATATGTTATAGTCTCTATCCTATTTATCGTTAGTGCCTCATTTAAACTATACCCACTTGGACTACCGCGTACAGTCATTTTTGCAATTGGTGCAACTCTGATTTCTGGATTTTACGGATATAGATGGTTCTATTCGGGCAAATCAAATGCAACGGGTGTATGGCCCCCAGTGATAAATATGTGTCCGGATTATTTAACATATGTTGAGTCCCTTCCCGGTTCAAAGAGGCCCGGATGCGTAGATATGCTTGGTGTATCAAAGAATGGTGGAATTATTAAAGTGGTTCCGTCAGAAGTATCTGGTAGCACAGGTCTTAATTCCAATAAGGTATTTATATACACATCTGCTGATGTAAAACGAGCAACGACATCACAGGAGCTTAAACCGATATGCGACGCATGTATTACAGCCGGTATTACTTGGGAGGGAGTGTATGACGGTGATAGCTGTATAGCTATAAACAGAGCGAATCAAAATGCAGCAGCCGCTGGCGCCAATTGCTCAGTTTAAACCTAAAGCCTAAATGTTCGTTCTAAGATAAAGCGATGGCGTATACTAGTCTTCATCCGAGTGTAGAAGAATCACTCAGACGATGGCTATCAAATCCCACTACTGCAGCATTTCTTCTTGTAGGTCCGCCTGGTGTTGGAAAAACAACACTTGCAAGAGAAATCTTAAAACAGGAAACATATCGTATTATTGAACTTAATGCCAGTCACACACGCAGCGGCCAAGCATTCAAAAAACAGATCATCCCTTTACTTACACAAAAATCCGTACTAGAAGCAATGACTCCTTCAACGAATAAGCATAAACTTGCAGTTCTTCTTGATGAAATTGACGGCCTCAGCTTAGGTGAAAAAGGCGGACTCAATGAGCTATTAGATTACATGAGAGCATGGAAAGCGAATCAAACAAATCATCCACTTGTACTTATATGTAATGAAATTAAAGGTCGTTCATATCAACATATAGTGCGACTAAGTACATATTATCCTATGGAATTTCCAATACAAACTGTACAACAATGGTTAGGGAAAAATATTCGTCCAGAAGTAATTGCTAGTGCTGATTTACGTGTAATTCTGAGATCTATAAATGGGCGAGATTCAATTACTATATCACAATCACAAAATGAGGATCATGTAGAGCCACCAGAATTATCAGATGAATTGGAAACTGAAGAACCAAGCACAGACATTCTTAAATTCAGCCATTCGTGTTTGTATGAAAGATGGGATCCATTTATTATTCCAGAAGTTGAAAATAATCTAGGAAATTTATCCGGTCTTTGTGTGCACGAAAATATCCATAAGCGTCTCGAGGGTGTTGAAGATGCTTGGGCACAATATATTAAATTTCTTACACTCTTTGACCTGAGCGACAAGGCAGACTATTGGGCCTTTTTCTATCAGAATTGGAATCTACTGAGACCGAGCTTTCAATTAAAACTTAAAATAACAAACGCCTTCCTCTCAGAATATAAGATAAATGATGTGCCACCAATATCGAATCTTCAATTCACTCAAGTATTAACTAGACAGTCTTCCATGTATAATACTTGGAAACAGATGATTCAGTTTTCTGATGAGCATAATATCGCAATTGAAGAAGTTCCAATACATCTAAATACGCTCGTTAGTATAAAACAATTAAAGCTTCCAGTAAATCATGCTAAAAAAATAGAGTCAATGAGTATTCCGAAACAATTATGTGTATATAAGACATAGGATGGCCGTTGCAGTATTCAATACTAGATCAGTAAAGGGTGATGTTGTATTCAAGCAATCTGCAAATAATGTACATATCGAGGCGACATTTACACAACTACCGCCCGGTGAACACGGATTCCATATTCACCGAGCTGGAGACTTAAGAGGTGATGGATGCAAGAAGGCATGTGACCACTTTCATGTTGGCGAACCCTGTAATCATGGAGGCCCTCCTGGACACAAAGGTCGTAGCCACGACGGTGGTCAAAGACATACCGGCGATTTAGGCAATATATCATTACCTGAATCTAGAGATCCCATCATCAAACAGTATAAATATACTCTGAAAGGCCTAACTGTTGAGGAGCTTTGGGGACGATCAGTTATAGTCCATGCAGACCCTGATGATTATGGTAAGGGTGATCAGCCAGACTCTAAGACAACAGGTCATTCGGGAAAACGAATCGCCTGTTCTGTTATTGGACGGTCTGAAGATTGCTGACCCTATTTATTCTTCCTGATGTAGAAGCCTCACTAAATTAAGTGGTTCTATGCGCCCTAAGCGTATAGCACGACCTATAATCTGTTTCTCCTCTTCCTTGCGCATTGCATGCATTAAAACTATATGCGTTGCTGACTTCAAATCTATACCAGCACCCGCTTCTGTACTATTCATAAGAAGGACTTGAATTTCACCGCGCTCAAACTGTTTTAATATACTTGAAATATGATCCTTGTTTCCGCGAACATTTGCAACACGAATTCCCCTCTCTAAAAGCAAGCCCTCAATTTCGAGAAAGGGATTATCATAGCGATTGAATACTAGAAATTTACCACCCTTAGTCTCAGTTATTAAATTTAAAAGGGCAACCTTTTTCTTAGGCCTATTTGAAATAAGTATATTTTCATTCGTCTCAGTCGGTGTTTTAGCATCCATATCTATATGCTGCAAACTCTTGAAATCGATCGATGTTCTACAAAGCGGGCATGATGGATTTCTCTGCATACAATTTATAATGCACGCTCCACAAAATAATCTAGAACAGCACATGACTAATGTAGGAACATTAGGCTCCTCAAAACATATTGCACATATCTCATCCTTTACATTTTTAATACGCTGCTTCAGTATTTCAATCTGATCCTTTAGTGACTTGATTTTATTCTTAAGACTGGTGATGGCAATCTCTTTTGCCTGTGGTGTTGCATAATCCATAGCCTCTTTGAAAACAAGTGTTTTCTCTAGACGATCCAGCTCCTTTTCACGAGTATCACATAGAGCATTTATTAAGGATGACTGAGTCGTATTATTTACACCAAGTTTTTCAAGTGCACCTTGTACATCTCCAGCATGTAATAATTCTTGAATTTCTGGGCTTACAAATTGTGCTACAATTCTATGAGATATAGGCGATTCACATATAATTCGGGTTTCAATAATAGGTGGCATCTTCCAACTTTGCTCCATAAACGCATGACTTGTTCTTAATACTAAATGGCCGCGACTTGGATGTTTAGTTAAAAACTTTTCAAAGAATTTTATACTTCTTATATCATAGCGTGCGTAGAAAGCATTACCGTTGGTTGTTTGGTCATTCTGTATAATTTCCACTAATTCTGGATTAAGATTAGAGAGTATTCTTCTATTCAGATAATCTTCTGACATATAAATATATAAACCTTGAAATAAGAAGTTTGGCCACGTAGCCGTTATTAGCCAGTAAAAATTAGCAGGTGGTATTTTCATAGTCGATGTGAAAAGTATATTATCAACCTCATCAAAAATTATACGTGACCATTGCACTGATTCTCGGGCTGTATCTGACATAAAATGTTTAAGAATTGTATTGGACATTAAAGTTATATCATATTGTTTAATATTCTTAATAAAATCTGGATTTTCAAATACCTTCAAGGTTTTAATTTCAAATAAAGATAAAGTGGTTTGTTGTTGAATTGTATGTTTCCATTGATGATATAGAGTGTGTGGGACAATGATTAGATTATTACCTGAACACTCAGATAAGTGAATGGGTTTACTGCTCCAAAATGCAGTTTTAGAGTATGCATGAATTCTAGAATAGACATTTTGTGGCCTAGTACTCATTTTCATATTTGATAGATAACCAAGTGTAGTTAATGTTTTTCCAGAGCCAACTTTATCTCCTAAAATAGAAAATTGACTATAATGTGTCTCACCATCAATTGTGTAGCCATTTACAGAGTCCTTTTCTTTTTTTTCCATAGCATGTATCATTGCTAATTGATGAGGTCTAAGACTTATTTTAACATGCTTAGGTTGAATAGCATACATTGAATTTTCTGTAATAGAATTTAAGATTGGTTGTTCATACACATCTAACATTTTACCAACAGAGTCATCCCGCGCCATTCTAATTTATTCTAATTAGGCAAGTCCATTTAATGTTTAGACCTCTGAAAAGAATTCCCTTATATCGTTATCTTTTATAAAATGATTGAGTGTTAAATCAGTTTTTCTCATAAGTTGTTTACCATCTGGTGTTAATGAATTTTTATTACGAAGCTGCGTCTTATCAAATGTATTATCAGAATGACTTATAACAAGCATGACATCCATGCAATCCAATTGGATAAGTGGATTCTTATAGCCCTCTAAAAAAGATCGTTCCTCAGCAAAAGCTACAGTTTCATCATATTGACGGCTCATAGCATATCGCTTTCTCCAGGCCATCGTGCCGTTTGTTGCATGTTCCTGAAAATATGGACCGATTGTGTAAATTTCTTTTGTATCCGTGAAAAACATGTAGATTTTGCTTGAACCGGCTAGATCTACTGAGGGTGATTTTGATAGTGCAGAAACGGCTGCAGAAACTCTTTGTGGAAAATAATAATCGTCATCATCCATTGCAACCAATATGTCACCCTTAGCTTCTTGGTTAAGACGGTTCCTTTTTTCACCTATTGTCATTTTATCTTCGCTGAAGATATAGTTTAGTTTTGGTAGATCATTTTTAGCGGCTTCAAGTAAATCACCAATGGGTTCCTGACCGTCATCATAGATGACCCATTCAAGTCTGTCTCGTGGATAAGTCTGTTGCTGAACCATTTTAATTAGGGAAGGAATGAAACGTCGGCGATTATATGTCGGCGTTACAATACTTACAAGTGGTAACATCTATTATAGATGTGAGTGCACTATTTAGGCTTTGGTGGCTGTGGGGATCCACTAGGCCCTTTTACTTCTATTTTAGGCGATGGAGGTGGAGTTGGTCCTGGAGTTTGTCCTGGTGTTTGTTCTGGTGTTGATGGGATATCTTGAGGCTTTGCTTCTGGTGCTTTAATAGCTGGTGGAGCTACTGGTGGAGCTGCAGGCTTTGCTGCTGGTGGAGCTGCTGGTTTTGCATCAGGTGCTTTAATAGCTGGTGGAGCTGCAGGCTTTGCCTCAGGTTTTGCCTCAGGTTTTGCCTCAGGTTTTGCATCAGGTTTTGCTGGAGTTGCC